ATCCCAATTTGTCATTTGTAATAGTTGGTCATAGGCTAAAATCATTCCCGAAACTTGCTGCAACCCCTCCGTGGACGACTCAAACATTTCACCGATCTTTTCCTCGCGCAGTTCGCTAATTAATTTCACAAATCGAGCAAACGATTCGTGCATAGCTAGCGCATTTAAATCTTCGTCAATGTTATTCATAATTTCCTATTGCATTTGTTGAGTATTAACTCCACCCATCTGGGCTGGTGCGCTGCCAATCTTACCAATTTCAGCATTTTGTGCTTGTTGCATTTGGAATTGATACTGTCCAGCGTATTTTTCAATTCTAGCACCAAATGCTTCATCTTGTTGCATCCGTTGCGCAATGTCTGGTTGTTGAGCGTATTGCTGAATAACCGACATGGCAATTTGAGCACCATTAGGTCGAGCAGGCATTTCAATGCCAGCAAAGATTTTAGCTAAATCATCAGTTACTTGTTTTACAATTTGTTCCTGAGCTTGTTCAACTGGCTGTAAGATTTTATCAGCCATTAGTGGATCAATTGAGTTTGCCGCAATTTCAAGCAATGAATTAATATCCATCATTCCGTTGCGATCTAGCTGTGACAATGAAACCATTTGTTCAAGTTTCTTTTGTTGAGTTTCTGGGTCAGAGTTCAACACGTCATAGCTAATGAAAATGTCATAATTCTCATCGGGCGATCCCTTGTCAAACTTCTGCATGTCTCCAGACACTCGAAAGAATAAACTGTCAGGGCCGAATCGTTGAAAGTTTTTAAATGCAAGTGCTAGGACTTCAGCTGCGTGACTCAAGAACTTATCAACTTCAAATTGTCGCTTGGCTTGGCTCACAGGGTTTTCAACATCTAAACCAACTAAACGATCTGCTTGATCTTCCATTGTTCGCTCCATTTCAACGGAACCAGCATTGTAAGCAGGTGTAGGGCCAAACTCAAGGTCGCCTTTACGACGATAAGGAATCTTACGGCCTGGCCCCCAATCTGTAGGCGCTTGGCCGACTGGGTGCATGATCGGTGGAAGTGTGCTAATGCTATTACGATCTGCTCGCGAATCACGCTCTAACTTTACCTGATTCTGAATCCCACGAAGGCGACTTGGGATTGTTGACGTGTCGTATAGACGTTTACTATCCTCGGATAGTTTTGTAACAATTACAGGGTAATCCTCGTAACCGTTCATTAGCTCAAATTTAGCATAACCTTGTACTTCTTCGTTTCCATCAAAGTCTTTATGGAATACGGTTTCATAAATACCTTCACTACCATCCTCTTGGTCAATTAGGCGCTGGTATCCATGTACAAGTTCAATTAAATCATTAGTGGACTCTGCTCCATTAGTAAAACTAATAGAACCACGGCTTGTTGGCTCGCGTTCAATGCTTGATACATCAACACCAGTGTGTTTGTTTAGCATTAATTCTACAAAATCTTCATCCCAGCTATCGGTAATGATCTTGTTTTCTAAATCTTGTGGCGTGTAATAAGCCTTCCTGAAACAATACGGGGCTTGCTGGGGGTCGGAAACATAAGACGGAAAGAAGAAATCCGCATCTGGCGCTAGTGTCTTAACTAATGGAGCATCAACTTGTCGCCGAACTATAGGAAGCTCTGCAAGTCCAGTCTTACGCAATGACTTCAATGCTTTTTTGGCTCGCTTTGGAGTTACGCCATTAAACATTTTCTGCATCATTCGAACTAGCATCTCATCAGAAGTTCCAGATGCAATTGCGTCACCAACTTCTGGATCAATCTCCGCAATCTGATCTAAACTTAAAGTCTGAAGGAAACGTCGATCTTCTCGCTGCCAGCCTACATAGGTAACTAAAATGCCACGCTCAAGCAAATAGTTTGCCCCAAGTTCCATCTCTCGGTGAAATCTAGGAATATAACCACTGCTCACCATCCATTTAAGGAAAGAAGATACTACCTTAGATCGAGCTACATCGTCAGAGTTAATTGGAAATCCTCGCACATTTGCGCGATTCAATGCTGACATAAAGATAGAAACTAACTTACCTATGCGCTCGTCAATAACATGACTCTCCATATCGCTTGCACCTTCCCAAGGGAAAGCAGATGCGCCATGTTTGCGCAGGTCTGAAGTCTTACCTGGCCAGTAATTACGGCGATCATCGTAACTTGTTCGGCATAAATCAAAATACGACTCAAGCTCAGTTACCGTACTTTCATACGAGCGGCGCAAAAAACTTACGCTAGGTTTATCTTTAACGTAAGTTAATTCTTCTTGAAAGTTATCCATATTTTAGAATTATAGCACTGAAATCAAATTTTAGGGGCTTTGATGTACTTAAAAGATTGTTCGTCTGTTGAACAATCAGTTGTACATTGCAAATAAACCATCTTACCTACAGTTAATAGCTTTGACAGCTTGGCTGGGATTTTAACTGGAACCTTCTTACCTAACTCCCTTACTTTTACAAAAATAAATAATGGATTTGGAGCCTTTGAAACAATTGGCCCTCGGTAAATAATTGGCATAGGTGTAAAGTCATCTAGTAATAGTTGACCTTCTTCCGAAACCCAAACAGCTTTACCTTTGCCGCTAATCATTCCTTCGTCTAAATGTTTAAACACTCGCTCTTTAGCTTCATCGAAACTAATTCCAAGTTCATCTGCTATATCTTTTAATCTTCGCTTTGGCATATTAATAACCTCCCTTTGACCCTCTTGTTGCATCCATTGACCTTGTTAAAACATGGTCTGGCCCGTCTCCACCATTGTGAAGCCGCAAATATCTTAAAGCGTCAACAAAATCCTTTAACGCTTCATCTTTCTTACCATTGTGTCCCCAATTAATTAAAGCGTGGGCGAGGTTGCCACAACTTTTGTCAATTGTCAATAGCGGCCTGTTAGATGCGTCTACTGGTTGATTTGCATCATACCAAAACCATTCATCTAGCGCAGAAATGCCAACGTCAATTTCGCGCCCATCGGATTTAATAAAGTACATTCCTTTCTCGGCAAATTCTTCAAACAAATCACTATTGTCTGCGTTCTCTCTAGCAAAGTAACGAGAGTCGCCAATTCGCTCATAAGGCTCAACGTTAAAGTCAGACTCAATGTCTTTGAATAAATCAACATAGCCTTGAACCGTATAGCCGATCTTGTCTGAAGCTGGCCCATGTTTCCACTTAGGTTCCCCGAACTCAGCCCAAGGCCCGTAGGTTTCAAGGTCTGGCCACTCTTTAAACACATGAACATGACCTTTCTCATTTACAGCAGCCCAGATTGACACAGAGTTACGAGCGCCAGCAGGATCGACTACCTGATAAGTTGTCCATTGACTCTTATTTGACACATCAATCTTTTCGTCCGTTACGTGTACATTTGTATTAAACAAAGGAAACAGCGTAGTCATTGACTTGACTGGTATCCCGTAAGCGCGAGTTAGTATGAACTCACGGGACTTTCCCTTTAGTTCTTTTGCAATTCGATCATAACCACCAAACGGATTTTGGTCTGAATGGAAATAAACAATGTCTAAATTCTTATCGTGGTTCCGTTGAACTACTGGCACTTCCTCATTGTTAAGCAATGTAGCTGGCCTTGTCTTAATTGTCTCAGCGTCTTTTAAGTAAGATCCAATGAAAGGCGTGTAACCTTTAATCGGAGTGGCTGAAAGTATCATCTTGGCGTTTCGAGTTGCTAAACGAAAGATCATTGTTTCAATTAAATCACCATCTTCTAAATACTCGTCAGGCCATAGGCCAATGTTTGAGACGGTTGGGCTAAAACTTCCAAGTTCGTAACCCTCAAACTTACTTCGATTCAATTGGAACTGGCTATATGTGTGGAAATAAACAGCAGAGCCATTAGGTAAGATGAATTGATCTCCTGTGAATCCGTTCTGCTGGCTATAATTCAAGTAAGCAATCTTCTCCTTTTTCTTTTCCTTTAGTTCTGTTGGTAAATATCTATATATAGCCCGTTGCTGCACGCGCACAGAAGCCGCCGCATCCTGAGCAAAGCAAACAATTTCAGCGTTAGGGTTACCTAAAGCAGCTTCAACTACAGCTTTTGCGCTAAATTCAGTCTTAGAACTACGATTGCCTCCACTGATAATTAAACTGTCAACAGCTTTTAAGCTTTCACGCGCATTAGCCCAGCTTTCAAGTTCAAAGCCATGCTCTAATGGATTAAAAGCTGACAACGCAATAGCATCTTCACGAGCCTTCCATACATCACGCACAGCTTCCGCGCCCTTATCCTTTAAGAGAACTTGTAATTGCTGCCTAGTTGGCAGCGGAATCATTGCGTGTTTAGTCCAGTGCATCATTAAACTTCTTCAACTTCAATGCTAGGGAGTTCTTCAATCAACTTCATAGCTTCTTCTGGTGTTGTAATGTGCTTAACTTCAATGCGTTGCACATTGTTTCCTGTGATACGATCAAAT